GAATCATTTTCTAAATTATCAAAAGCGGCAGACGCTAAAACTCCACAAGGGGACACAAACTACTTACCAACCGTGTTAAGAAATCAATCGAAACACGTTTATTGGGTAGACTGGCCAACGGCTGGTACCAATTGGGGTTCAAACGCAACTGGCGTAACGTTTACAGCAGTTGACACACCAAGTCTAGCTTCACTTTCGGGTGGTGCTAACGGTTCAACGGTAACAGATGGACAACTTCAAACAGCATACGAGAAGTTCCAAGACTCTGAAACTGTTGATGTTGGTTTAATTATTGCTGGTCCAAGTGGTTCAACAGCACACATTGACAATCTTATAACTATTGCTGAAAATAGAAAAGATTGTGTTGTGTTTGCTTCACCACAAAGAGCAGACGTTGTAAATGTAACTAACTCAAATACACAAGCAAACAATGTGATTGATTTCTTCGATAACATTAGATCATCTTCATATGTTGTTTTTGACTCAGGTTATAAACAAATGTATGACAGATTTAATGACACATTTAGATTTGTGCCTTTAAATGGAGACATTGCTGGTCTAGCGGCTAGAACGGATTTGATAGCAGATCCTTTCTTTTCACCTGCTGGATTTAACAGAGGTGTTGTAAGAGGTGCCGTTAAACTGGCCTTCAATCCAAATAAAACACAAAGAGATGACTTATATCAAGCAAGAGTAAATCCTGTGGCAACTTTCCCAGGACAAGGTACTGTATTATTCGGTGACAAAACTGGATTATCTTCGCCTTCAGCGTTTGATAGAATCAATGTGAGAAGATTGTTTATCATATTAGAGAAGGCAATATCTACAGCTGCTAAATTTCAATTGTTTGAGTTTAATGATGAGTTTACTAGAGCAAACTTTAGAAACATCATTGAACCATTCCTAAGAGAAATACAAGGCAGACGTGGTCTTACTGACTTCTTGGTCGTTTGTGACGAAACTAACAATACAGGTGATGTAATTGATAGAAATGAATTTATAGCAGAAATCTTTGTGAAACCTGCTAGAAGTATCAACTTTATCACATTATCATTTGTAGCAACCAGAACAGGAGTGGCCTTTGAAGAGGTCGCTGGCTAATAGTAGAGAGGAATAAAATATGCCAAATATTAATGACTTCAAAGCTAAACTTGCTGGCGGCGGCGCAAGAGCCAATCAGTTTAAGGTGACAATGCCTTTCCCTGGTTACGCACAAGTTGGTGGCGAAATAGAAGACCTAGCATTTTTATGTAGATCAACACAATTACCTGATATGACTATCGGTGTTGTGAATGTTCCTTTTAGAGGAAGAAACATAAAGATTGCTGGAGATAGAACAATCGGTGAATGGCCAATTACTTGTTATAATGACACAAACTTTAAGCTAAGAAATGCTTTCGAAAGATGGCAAAACGGTATCAACAATATGTCTGATAACGAAGGCTTAACTAATCCAGTTGATTATCAAGTGGATGCGTTTGTAGATCATTTAGACAGAAATGGTAATACGGTTAAATCGTACACGCTAAGGGGAGTTTTCCCTACGGTTGTGGCACCAATTGAATTGACGTATGATGAACAAACGGCAATAGAACAATTTGACGTTACGTTCAACTACCAATTCTTTGAAAGCAATACGACTACTTAATATTAATGAGGGTGGCCTGGTCTCCAGGCCATCTTCCTAAAACTATTATAAGTAGTAGTAATTAATTTAAAGGAAATATAAAATGGCTGAATTATTTGGATTTAGTATTACAAGGGCGAAAAAACAAGCCGATCCGAAACAGAGCTTTACTACAACTCAGGCAGATGATGGTACACAAACTATTGCTGCTGGTGGTTACTTTGGTCAGTACCTCGATATGGAAGGTACGGCAAAGAGTGAGGCGGATCTAATACGTAGATATAGAGAAATAGCTTTACACCCCGAATGTGATATGGCAATAGAAGATATTGTCAACGAGGCTGTTGTAGCTAACGAAATGAAAGACGCTGTAAGAGTAAATGTAGATAATTTACCTTATGGTAAAGATGTAAGAAGAAAAATAGAAGACGAATTTCAAAATGTATTAAAGTTAATGAATTTTAATACAAAAGGCCACGACATCTTTAGAAGATGGTATGTTGATGGCCGAATTTACTATCATAAAATTATTGATAGAAATGCTCCTGTAAAAGGTATTACAGAGTTAAAGTATATTGATCCTCGTAAAGTTAAAAAAATTAGAGAGATCAGAAAGAAAAGACCAGAGGGTGCTGGTCCTAATATGCTTTCAGTTGTAGATGAGTATGTTGAATACTATCTTTACAATGAAAAAGGTGTATCAGGTACAACAACTGGTACAGGTATAAAGATAGCACCTGACACAATCGCATTTTGTCCGTCAGGTCTTATAGATCAAAACAAAAATATTGTTATGTCTTATTTACATAAGGCAATTAAACCTGTAAATCAGTTAAGAATGATTGAAGACGCTACAGTAATTTACAGAATTGCTAGAGCGCCTGAAAGAAGAATATTTAAGATTGACGTAGGTAATTTACCTAAACAAAAAGCTGAACAATATCTACGAGATGTTATGGCAAGATATAGAAATAAACTTGTCTATGACGCTTCAACTGGAGAGATTAGAGACGACAGAAACTATATGTCTATGTTGGAAGATTTCTGGTTACCAAGTAGAGAAGGTGGTAGAGGTACAGATATTACAACTTTACCAGGCGGCCAAAACTTAGGTGAGATTGCTGATATAGAATACTTTAGAAGTAAACTATACAGATCACTAAATGTACCTGTAAGTAGATTAGAAGGATCAACAGGATTTAATTTAGGTAGAGCTTCTGAAATAACTAGAGATGAATTAAAATTTACTAAATTTGTTCAAAGGTTAAGAAAGAAATTTACCGAGTTATTTAATGACCTATTAAGAACACAACTAATTCTTAAAGGTATTATAAATGAAGACGATTGGTTTAATGTAAGTGATTCATTAAATTATGACTTCATACAAGACGGCCATTTTGCTGAATTAAAAAATACAGAAATGGCTAGAGAAAGACTACAATTAGCTAATGAGATGAGAGAATACATAGGTAAATTTTACTCAATAAAACACATTAGAAAAAATGTATTAAAACAAAATGACAGAGAAATAGAAGATATGGATAATCAGATTAAGAAAGAAATTGAAGACGGTCTGATGGATAGTCCAACTTCTCAAACTTCGGATATGGAATAGGAGAATAAAAAATGGCAAATGAAAATACTAAAAACTTTATAGATCAACTATCACAAGGTAATAATGATGACGCTGGAGAAGCTTTTAAAGCTGCTTTAAGAGACAAGGTTGCTGATCAATTAGATAATGCTAGAAAAGATTTAGCAGGCAATATGTTTAAAGCACCTGAGGCTGAAAACTTTAGTGATCCAAAACCAGAGATTGCTGACCCAGGAGTATTTAATGCTGATGGTTCAGTTTCAGCAACACCAACTGATACAAATAAAAAAGATGGTGAAGCAGAAATAAATATAACACCTGAGGCTGACAATGCTGATAAGCAGGATAGTTAAAGAAAATTTAGAGATTGATTCAAAGGCTTATAATAATCTAAGCCCTAAAATGAAAGACGCTATAGGTGATGTCTTTAAATTAGTAGAGAAATCTACTGGCGATATTATAAAAAGATTTGAAGGCGCTTGCGATAAAGTTAGCCAACATTATAATATTAATGTAATAGAATTAAACGATTACTTTGATAAAGAAGTAATTGAACAATTAGGAGAAAAATAAAAATGGCATACCAAGGCTCAATGAAACTCAAAGGCAGCTCAACAACTGCTGGTAGTTCTATCACAGCAAGTAATTTTGGCAGAGCTCACTTTGTAAGAGTACAAGCTCAAGCGGCTGCTAACACGGTTACTGTTAAACAATCTTCTACCGTTATTGGTACGGTAATTTTGGTAACAGCTGGCGATAGTATAATAATTGAAAAAGAAGAATCTCATACTATTGAAACTTCAGGTAACGCTGTAGGTTCAGCAGTATCTTCACCAAGATAATGACAATAACATCTACAAAGTTAGTTGATGATAACTTTAAAATTATGGTTAACGCTAATGGCGTTGGCGCTGAAGAAGATCAAAAGATTGTAGATGTAGAAGCGTCTAATAACGCTTCAAGTGAACCAAAAGTTTCTATTGCTAATTTACAATACGAAATTTTAGGTACAGGTAATGTTACTTTGTTCTTTGAAAAAAGAGCAAGTATTGACACAACAAAACAATTAATTATATCTGGTAGAGGCAACTATGGCTTAAAACCAGATGAAGGTAAAATTACTGATACAATTGGTAATAT